ATCGGCATTGCTTCCCTTCCCGTCCTGACCTGACCCGACCCGACCCGTCCCGTCCCGACGCGGCTTGATCCGGGAGACCTCTGATCTGCCGGGATCTGGCAGATCGCCCTGTACCCCGGCCGGTTCGGCTGGGGGCTCGACCGCGGAGTTCGGGGCGGCTGGGGCCGTGCCGGGCGCTCGCGCGGGAGTCTTGGTGTAGCTGGGCTGGACCTCGACGCCGTGCTTTCCGAGGAATTCAACGGTTTCGGGTCCGTACAGGGGGGTCTTCGGGGCCGCGAGGAGCGGCCAGTTACCGGATGGGTCGTCTTGCCGTTTGGAGTTGCATTCCTTACAGCAGACGACGAGGGAGCCAACGTGGGCGGCTTGGCCGGGTTCGGTGTGGTCGTAGGTTCCGGCCCTGCCGGATTTGCGGTCTGTCCATGAGACGGTCTTCCCGCAGCGTCGACAGGCGTCCCCGTCGCGCCACCGGACCGGCACCGTCAGGGATGGGTCACGGGCGTCCTTCTTCCTCTGGTTCGTCCAGGCGCGTTCTTCCTTGAGGATCATGTGGAACAGATCCTCTTCCTCGACGAGCTTCCACGCGGGCCGTTCCTGGCCGTCCTCGTCGGTGATCGTTGTCTCGGTCCAGTAGCCGCAGCGCTTCGCGGCCGCGGCGAGCTGCTGGTAGCGGGTGAGAGAGCCGGCCATGTGCCGGGCCGTGCCCACCGTGACGATGTAGTCCTGTTCGTACGCGGCCGATTGTGTTGCGCAGCGGGCCACGAAACCGAACAGCTCGTTGAGGATCCGGTCGTCAGCTTCGTCCAGCTCGAGGGCTGAGAGGACGATCGGGTGGTTCGCCGCCGCGTCGCCCTGCTTCAGCCATGGCATCCGCCCGCTCCTCCTGTTCCAGCCTCTCGGCCTCTCGTCTGTGCTTCAGTTCGCAGTGCCGGGCCATCGATATGACCGGGAAATCGTCCTTGCCGCACACTGCGCACCTGTACGGGTCGGGCTTCTGACTCACTTGTGGCAGCTGCACTGGCAGTCCACGGGTCGGTCCTCGGCGGTGTTCCAGGCGCCGCCGTAGCACTTGTGGTGGTTCGCGTCCCGGCAGTCCGGAGAGTCCCACTTGATCGGCGAGTCCTCAGGCATCGGTCGGCTTCTCGTTCGTGTGATCGCGGAACCAGTGCATGATGCCGTCCGCGGTGTAGATGGCGTGGCTGCGCGTCGCGTACACCGTGCGAGGCACATCGCCGGGGCTCGAGTAGTCCTTGCACACCACGAACTCGATCCACGTCCCGGTCCGGTTCTTCGCCCAGAAGATCGAGCCGTAATCCTTGTCGACCGGGAGCTCGAACGGCTTACCTTCGGCGAGCGCTTCGTCGAGGAGTGTGCGCCCCGTCGTTCCGGGCGTAAACACGTCGCGGACGCGACGCACTGCATCGAGCTTCTCCGTCAGCACGAGCCATTCCTGGTGCGACTTCTCGCTGTTGACGTGAAGCACCTTGATCTGGTCTACGAGATCTTCGATGTGCTCGATCTGGGCATCGACCTTTTCCTGGAGCTGGCGAGCCATCGTCTGAAAGGTCGCGCTCTTCGCCTCGGCGGCCTCAGCCCCGGTCTTCCACACGTCGACGTCGGACTTCGGAATCGCGCCGAGCGCGGCGAGAAGGGCTTCGGTGGGGATCTGAATCCCGAGCGCGTAAAACCCGTTGTTGATGCTGAGGTTCGTGCGGCCGTCCATGCGGACGATCACATCGACCGTGCGGCTGCCTTCGGCTGCGCAGCTCCTGATCTGTGTCATTGTCATTGTTTCCTTCTGGTCTCGTGATTTGGTCCGCGGGGGCGCAGGTCGTCCGCTGCAGGCGCCGTAATAAGCCGCCCAGTCCGCCTTCGGGTGACGCATGTCGAAAAGTCAGCCGTTTGACGCCCCCGCGGAAGTCTCGTTATTTCGCCTCTTCGGTCGCCTCGCGGTAGGCGGGGTCTGTCACGAGGCGGGTAGCTGCGCCGGACGTGTAGGGCTCGCGTTCGAGCTTGGGCACATCGGGCCATTCGATCTCATGCATGGCTTCGTCCTTTGAGTAGGTTGATGGTCTCCCTGACCGGGATGAGTCCTTGGCCTTGTCCGACCTCGAGCAGTTGGGCGGCTTGGCGGTTGCGGCGGTCCAGTTCCAGGGCGGCTTCGAGGAGTTCCTCGCGGCTGAGCTTCTCTGCCTCAGAGCGGGTCATCGTTGTGAACTTTCGATCCGAGCCACTCGGCGCGGCGGCTCTTGAGGTCCGCGGCGGTGGCGAGGTGGTCGAGGGTCTGCTGGTCGCCGGTGGCGATCGCTGCGGCCATGCTCGCCGCTGCCGCGTCGTGGCGGACGGCTACGAGCCACTGCGCGAGCTCGACGTCGGTGAGCATCAGTCCGAGCACCTGCACTCGCCCGTTTGCTGGTTGATGACGCCGCCGCACGAGGGGCAGCGTTCGTATTCGGCGCGGACGGTGGCGGTGGCTGGGGCGGTGGTCTTCATGCTGCTGTGTCCTTCTGGGTTCGATGGGAGCGCTGGTCACGCAGCACTCGGGCGATAACGGTCCATGCGGGGTGCTGCTCTCGGCGGAGTGCGACTTCGGCGGCTGCGAGGGACGGCCAACCTGCCCTGAGGGCTGCGCGGGCTGGGGCCTCCCCGGTTTCGAGGAGGAATTCGAGGTCTTCGATCCTGGCCTGCCGACGTGCGGCCTGGGCGGTGAAGCTGGCAGCGCGGCCAGCGGCGCCGCGGCTCACGAGACTCCCTCGATCACGCCCTCGGAGCGATGCGCGCCGGCGATGGTCCGGCCGAGGTCGACGGCCTCCTCGCGGCTGCCGAACGAGACGCCCACGTAGTAGGCGATCGAGACGTCAGGCGCCGCCCAGACCGTCAACGCCCAGAAGCCATCGGCCTTGCGGCGAACGCCCGCACGAGGCCACGTACGCTCGTGGTTGGCGGAGAACGGCTGGCCGTGCTTGGGGAGGCTCATCGCAACTCTCCCGTCCCGAAGTCGACCGTCGTGACTCGCCCATAGCCCTCGGTCCCGGGCAGCGGTTCAGGGCGCGGGTTGCGGCGCTCGTACTCGCGCTCGAGGATCTGCTGCACGAGATCGGCGTCCGCGCTGCTGGCGACCTCAATGTGCTGGACGAGCGCCGTGGCTTCCTCGCCGCCCGTGAACATGTCCTTCGTGACCTTCGAGCAGACGAGCTGCGCCACGACGTAGATCGGCTCGCCCGGCTCGGCGATGAGGTCCTGGTTCGCGGCGGTCAGGCCGTTCCGGTAGGTGTCCTCCTTCGGGAGGGCGCTGCTGAGCTTCGTCACAGCTGCTCGACCCCCTCGCCGTCGATCCGCACGACCTTCACACCGTGGGCCTTGAGGCCCGCAATCACCGCTCGCTCGGCGTCGCGCTGCGCCGCCTCATATCCGCAGGTGTGTGCCGTCCGAATGGCCTTGTCGAGCAGCCGCCGGGCAAGCTCGCCGACCACGAGGCCGGCGATGATGAACCATGAGACCGCTGACGGGAGGGACGCCCCGTAGAAGCCGCCAGCGAAGGCGAGCATGAGCAGCCCAGCCATCGGCAGATAGATCCACTCAGAGGCGCATCCGTTACGGTTCCGGCGCTTCTTGTCCCGCTTCGGGGCCTTGTCGTCACGCTTCATCGTCATCGTCGTACTCCTCGTCGTCTTCGTCGGTCTCGCGGGCAGCTGTGGCTTCCTCGAGGAGCTTCGCCTGGTGCGCGATGGCTTCCTTCTCGATGTCCGAGAACTCGTAGCCAAAGACGCCGGTGAGCAGGTCGCGCCACTTCTTGCCGTAGTCGGTGCCGTAGCTCGTCGACGGGCCCCATGCCGCGAGCGCGCCGTAGTACACGTGCCCGGCTCCGCTGAGGCCCTGCTCCGCGGTGCCGAACTTCACGATGTGCCGCAGGACCGCGAGCGCGTCGTTCGAGAGTGTGTCGAGTTTGGCGCGGAGGTTCTTGACGGTGGCGGCTTCGGTGTCGAGGTCGAAGAGGGCTTGTGCCATGAAGCCTTGGAGTCCTATGGCGAGCTCGTCGATGTCCTTCTGGCGTGCCCATTCGGCGACGTCGAACACTGGGTCGAGGAGTGCGCTCTTGAGGAATTCGTGGCGGACGTGGGCGGCGACCTGGACGCCCGCGATGATCGCGGTTTCCTTCTCGCGCAGCGCGGCCTGCTCCGGGGTCTCCTCAGGCTCGCTGTCCTCTTCGTCCCATGAGGTGGGGCGCGGGGCGATCCAGACGGCGTGGCCGTCGCTCTTCTCGTCGACGAGTGCCTTGTGGCCGGCGGTGATGTGTTGCTCGGGTGTCCAGTCCTTGAAGTGCTCGGCTGCTCGCCAGTTCTGGGTCGTGGTGAGGTTCTGCGCGGCGAGCTCCGTGTGTTCCGGGCGCTCGTCGAGGAGCTCGGCCCCGGCCTTGCGGAGCGCAGCGACGGTCTTGGGGATCCGCGCCTGCGTCTCGCGCTTGCGGCGCAGCTGCTCGACCTCGTGCTTCCAAGCCCACGGGCTGTAGTTGGCGCGCTCGAGGAGGAGATCGGTGGCATAGTCGTCGCCGTCGAACTCGGCGAGGTCCAGTGCCTGCTCGATCGTGAGGGTCCGGTCGTCGAGCTTGGCCTTCGCCTTATCGTCGAGCTTGGCGAGCTTGGCGCGGTTGCGGACGAGGTCGCGGGATCGGCCGATGTTCTCGGCGATGGCCTTCTCGTCGAGGCCGAGGTCGAGGAGGCCCTGGACGGCTTCGGCCTCTTCGAGGACGGTGAGGTCACGGCGGTGGGTGTTCTCGACCAGCATGAACTCGGTCTGGGCTGCCTCGGTGGTGAGGTCGTCGCGGATCATGCACGGGACGATCTTGAGCTTGGCGAGCTTCGCGGCGGCGAGGCGGCGGTGCCCGCCGAGGACGAGGTACTTCGTGCGGGCGGTCGGGTGCGGGGCGACGGTCAGGGCCTGCTCGATGCCCTTGGCCTGGATGGAGAGCGCGAGCTCGCCGAGTTCCCCGAGGTCCTTGCGGACGTTCTTCGGGTGCGGGTCGAGCTTGCCGACCGGGATCTCTTCGAAACGGGTCATCGTCTGTCATGCCTCCCGGCTGAGGGCCTGCAGCCGGGAGATCCGGCCGACGAGGTTGAGGGCGTGGTGCTTCGCGGTGCCGAGGTGGCCGCGTGCGATGGCGTCTTCGACCAAAGCGAGGGAGTCGCTCGCCGCGGCGAACGCTTCGGCGAACTCGTTGTCGCCGCCCTGCGGGGTGTCGTTGCCGAGCCACTCCTGCTCCGAGACAGGCTCGGCGAGTGCGGTGTGCCCGAGGTTTTCCGTGTGGGCCTTCATCTGCGCGAACGACATGAAGACGGGTTCGGCTGGTTGTTCGGTCATTTTGGGACGCTCCAAGTCGAGGAGGACGCCGCCGATCGCGGCGAGCATGAGGAGTGAGCCGAGCGCCCAGCCCCCGTTGAGGGACGGGCCTGCGGCGGTACAGAGGAGGGCTCCGACCGTGAAGGCCGGGACATAGGTGAAGGCGAGACGGCGGCGGCGCGCTACGGCGCGGGACGGGGCGCGCATCAGACGCCACCCGATCCGGCCGGGGCCGGGTCGTTGAGGTAGTAGTAGGCGACCTCGCGGCCGTTGACGAAGATCGAGCCGTCAGCGAGCTCGCCGCCGTTCGCCTCGACGTGCTTGCGCGAGCGGTCTACCAGGATCACGGCGCCCGGCCAGATGGTGCGGCAGAACGCGGCGAGCTGGCTCTCCATCTCGGCCGGCTTCCCAGCCCGCCACGAGAGCGCGGCACGCTGGCGCAGGGGCGGCTGCCCCTTGGGCTGGACCGTGGCGTTCTTCCGGATCCGGTACGGGGTCGCCATCAGAGCGCCATCTTCTTGATGCGCGCGAGGTCCGCCGGCGAGGGGCCCGCGGGAGGCGCGGACTTCGCCGGCTCCTCCGGGATGGGCTCGTGGACCGGCTCAGGCTCCGGGAGCGGCTGCGACACCGGGCCCGGGTCCTTGCCCGCGAGCGCAGCGAGGGCGTTCTGCTCCTGGGCCTCGTAGGCCCCTTCGACGGCGTTGACGAGCGCGTCGACGGACGCGCGGATCTGGTTGGCGAGCGCGGTGAGGTGGTCGAGCGCGAGGTCACCGTGGCCCGTCTGGTCGAACTGGCGGACGGAGAACGCTGCGGACTTGAGGAGCTCGGCGTCGCGGACGACGCGGTCGATCATGAGAGAGCGGCGCTTGCGCTCGTTTGCGAGCCTCGCGGGGGCGAGGGCGACGACCGGGCCGGGCGTGCCGTCGAGGTGCCGGTACTCTTCGGGCCGGAGGTCGGGCTTGTCCCAGCAGTCGAGGAAGAGGCGCTTCGGGGTGCTCATCTTGGGGCCTTCTTCCCGCCGAGGCGGTCCCGCCATGCCTGGTCTACCTGCTGCTCCTCGGTGAGGTGCTGCTGGCGGGGCACGCCGGCGACCGCGGCGCCGTGCTTCTTCGCGTAGGCCTCGGCGAGCTGCTCGGGCGTGGCCTTCTTCGCGAGCTCCTTCGGATCCGGTGTCTTCGGCTCGGGCCAGCGGGCGTAGACGAGGACATCGTTCTTCTTGGAGTCGGGGCGGCGGACGGCGGTCTCGCATCCGCGCTTCTGCCATTTGGTCGCCGCTGAGGTCTGCTTGGCTTCTTCCACGCGGGCCCATTGGCCGGGGTGCTTCTTGAGCTCTGCCACGGCGCGGTCGATTTCTGCCGCGCGGCCCCGGTTGCCGATTGATGGCGGCGGCTCTTCCCACACGAGATCGAGACCCATCGCTCAGCCCTCCTTCGGGAGGCCGAGGAGAGCGCGGAGGAACGCGCCGACCCGCTCGCCCCTGGCGCGGACGCGGCGGAGCGCGGCCTGCTGGCGCTGGGTCTCGACGATCGTGATCCACTCGGCCGCGGCCTCGACCCGCTCGAATACCCGCGAGACGTCCGCCGCCTCGAGGTACGTCATCGCGAGGCGGGGCTGGTTCGTGAGGCAAGCGCGGCGGGCGAGCTCGATCAGCTGGGCCGAGGACTTCGAGGGACGCTGGTGCGCCGGGAGGGCGTGCCACAGCGGATTCGACCTGGACTGTCGCGTGTCGGACACGCTCGGTAGCATGGTCATCGGACTTCCTTTCGGGGATCTCTCGCCCGGGCCGCTGCAATCGGCCCGGGCCTTTTCGTTTCTTCGGGGGATGACCCGGCGCGGACCGTTGCCTGGGGGAAGCGGACGACCCGCGCCGGGAGTCTGTGAACTGCGCTGTCAGCGCACGGCGGGCAGCGATTTGAGCTCGCTGCGCAGGAGTTGCTTGATCCGATCCTTCTGTGATCTGGGCGCCGCGGTCGGTGCGGTGGCCGGCGTGATGAATGCCTTGTAGTCGGCCCAGCGGATTCGGTAGGTGTTCCCGAGCTTGGTGGCCCGGAGCTTGTTGGCCTTGATGGTGCGGTAGACATAGTCGGCGCCCATGCCGAGCTTCTCTGCCACTTGGGCGACCGTCATCAGGTCGTTGTCATCCATTTCACGCGGCCTTGTCCGCGATGAGCTCCGAGAGCCTCACCTCGAGCCCCTTGGCGATTCCGCCGAGGTCTTCGAGCGTGAAGTTTCCGGGCTTGACGTTGAGCTTGCGGAAGAAGCTGCGCTCCGAGATCCCAGACTTCTCCGCGAGTCCCTTGAGGCTGAGGCCCTTTGCTTTGGCAAGATGCCTGATGTTTGTGCTGATGGTAGGGGTAACGCTCCCCGAGCCCTGCGTTGCCATATGGCAATGATGCGCGGAGATCGGCACGCAACGCAAGCCGATTTCGCAGGATGTGGAAACTAAACCGAATTTAATTATTGCCGCATGCCACTTGCCACCCACGGAACGGCAACGTACTATCCCGATATGGCAACTTACGGAGAGCAGATCCAAGCCGCTGTGGCAGCGCAGATCCGCGCCGAGCTGGGGGTCGCGAAGATGTCACAGGCGGAACTGGCGCGCGCGATCGGGGTTCACCCCGCGACGATCAGCCGGTACCTGGACATCGAGAACCCGCGGGATATCAGGTGGGACGACTTCGCCGAGATAGCAAAAGCGCTCGGCCTCACCCCACGCGAACTGGTGGAGCGGGCCGAGCGCCGAATGGAAGACGAGGGCGGCAGCCGCTAGAACATGCCGACCACCTCGGAGAGGCGCATGCCGACACTCGCGGCCATGTCGCCAAGCTCCCGCAGCGTGCGTATCCCCATGTGGTCAGGCGTGGTCTCGCTGATGCCCGCCGCTGCCTGAAGCTCTTCTCCACTCATAATTCCTCTAGTCCCCAGCCTGTCCCTGTTCGTTCACTTTGGTTCGCCCCGTTGCCTGAGGCAACACAATGATGCCGGATGGCAACGGGCCTCAATGCCAGATCTGGGCAAATCCTGCGGTATTCCTTGCAAGACGGGACTTAAGTCCCGGACGTACCTGTCTGTCTACTTCAAGGCCCGCGCCTGAGCCTGGCTATCCGAGCGCGGCTGTTGACGCCGTCAACGAGACGCACGGAAACGGGCCTGAGCGCACCTGGGCCGATAGGACGCTTCCCGCGAGATTCCGCCAAATACCCCGGAAGCGTAGGAGTATCGCAGGGGGTTCAAATCCCCCCGTCTCCGCCGATTGAGGCCCGGAATCCCGGGCCTCTTTTCGTTCCCGTTGACACGGCGCTTGAATGCGTTGACGCAGAGATGCGAACATTGCCACATGGCAAGCATCAGAGAGCGGCGACGCAAGGACGGCGGGACCACCTACGCGGTGCTCTGGCGCGACCCCTCGGACGGCACACAGCACTCGATGCCCTTCGAGTCAGCGAAGGACGCCCAGGCAATGCGCGCCCTCCTCGATGCCAACGGCCAATCCCTCACCATCGTTGAGAACGCCCTCGCAGAGGCCTCGGCCGAGGAGGACAAGGGCCCGACGCTGGCGGACGTCTTCGAGGAGCACCTGGCGCAGCTGACCGACGTCGGCCCGTACCAGATGGGCCGCTACCGCTCCTCGATCGAGGAGCACTTCGCCGACCTATCGCTCCGGCCGGTCGGCGAGCTCACCCGGAGCGACATAGCCTCGTGGGTGAACGCCATGAAGCTGAAGCCGGGCCGCAAGCCGGGCTCGACGATGGCGGCCAAGACGATCGCGAACCATCACGGCCTACTGTCGGCCGCCCTGGCTACCGCCGTGCTGAACCATCCGGAGCACATCAAATCGAATCCCTGTAAGGGGATCAAGCTGCCAAAGTCGACCCACACCGAGGAAGACATGCAGTTCATCGCCCACGATGCGTGGGGGAGGCTCCTGTTGGCATTCGACCCGCTCTACCTTCCCTTCTTCCAGCTGCTCATCGGCTCGGGGCTGCGCCTCTCCGAGGCGGCCGCGCTGGAGCCCACCGACTTCGCCCTGGACGCCACCACGCCCACAGTGCGGGTGACGAAGGCATGGAAGCAGCACACAGACAACACGTGGTACATCGGGCCCCCGAAGACCCCGAAGTCCCGGCGCGTCGTCTCCCTCGCGCCCTCGACGGTCAAGGCCGTGCGCCCGCGCGTGGAGGCCGCAGCGAAGGGGAAGCTCGTCTTCACCACAGAGCGCGGGCTCCCAATCCACCCGTCCGACTCATACCACCGCGCGTGGAAGCCGGCGATGGATGCCGTGGGGATCTGGCCCGAGGGCGAGCGGCCCCGCCAGCACGACATGCGGCACACCCACGCCTCGTGGATGATCGCGGCCGGGATGGACATCTACGCCCTCTCGAGGCGTCTCGGCCACGAGTCGATCAAGACGACGATGGACCGCTACAGTCATCTCCTGCCAGACGCTGTGTTCCGGGACGCAGCGATCGCCGAGAAGGCCCTCGCTGGCTTGCCCGCCGCTTGACATGTACAACCCTGCGGCCGCACTATGCTGCCCTTGTTGTTCATCCACCGAGTAGAGGAAATCATGACCACCAAGGCACTTGCCGCACTCGCTGCAGCATCGATCATTGCCCTCGCAGGATGCGCGGCGGCGCAGTCGTCGACGACGGCCTCCGGCAGCGCGGCGCCGTCCGCGAGCGCGAGCGCCACGCCCTCACCATCCGCCACGCCGAACGCGCTGGCGACGGCGATGGCGACCGCCATCGCTGAGGGCGCGAAGTCCGCCGTTGCCTCGGTCAAGGATCCGGAGCGCGATCCCAAGTACCTCTCCGCGGTGCGGGCGACGGTGAAGAAGGGCACCGACGAGGAGCTCCTCGGCTACGGGCACCAGATGTGCGACGGGATGACGAGCGCGAACACCGAGAAGATCCGCCAGGGCATGCTTGCCGCCGGGTACAGCAACGACGACACTCTCGCCGTGATGGCGAGCGCCGGGATACTGCTCTGCCCCAACGTCAAGTAGTCCAGACGCAGAAAACGCCCCCACCCTTCCGGGTGGGGGCGTTCTCTATGTGAGGGTGATCTGGCCGAGGTTCCTCACGATTGTCTCGGGGCCTGCCAGTATCTGCACGAACACGGTGTAGGTACCCGGCGTGAGCCCGCTTATCGTGGCGCAGGGGTTGCCGTCGATCACGGTGCAGGCTGTCCATGTTCCCGGCGTCGTGGCGACTCCCGCGACGATCGAGTAGGAGCAGCCCGCCGAGATCGACGCGGCCGAGCCCGGACCGCTCCTGGTCACAGTCAGGGGCAGGTACTCGGGGCCCGTCGCCGCGGGCAGTGTCGTCGGTCCCATGATTGCCGCCTTCCATCTGGGCTGGAGGATCGTAGAGGCCCACCGTGGCGACCGGATCGCGGCCTTCCACCTCGGCGGGGCGATGGACGCGTTTATCGACGTGTGGCGAGGTGGTGCGCCGCCCACGAGCCCATCGTCGGTGGTGACGTCGACGCCGTACCAGTTGGCGTTATAGGTCGAGGCGGCGCCCATGTCGCCCGGCCCGGCGTAGCTGAACACGCCGTTGCCGGGGAGGACTTCGCTCGTGCCGGCCCCATAGAGGGAGCTGGCGTCCCACGCCTGCCTCGCTGTATCGAAGGCGTGGCCAGTGGCCGAGTAGCAGCCGCCCGGGAAGTAGACCGTGACCCAGTACTTGGTGCCCACGGCCAGCGACACCGGCGACGGGAGCGCGATCTCGTTCCAGCCCGTCTTGGTGACCGAGAACGCCACGCTCCCCAGCAGCGTCAGGGCACCGGCACTGTTCCCCGAGGACAGGTAGCCGTGGTACCCGGTAAGCGGAGCGTTCGAGGCGGGGTCGATGTAGACCCGGATTCCCGTCGCCGTCCACGTCGACCCGGACGTGATGTAGAACGCAGTCGCGAGGTTCAGCTGCGCTGTGTCGCTGTTCTGGACGGCGGCGGGAGCCGACGATCCGAAGATCGTGTGCTGGGTCATGCCGGAGGTTGCTGCACCGCGACGATAGCGGGGGTCACAGTCTCGGACTGCACAACGGTTCCGGGGCCGGTGGAGACGGCGCTCGTGGATGCAACAGGAGTTGAGACTGTTACCCCCGCTATCGTCGTCGTCGCCGCATCATCGGCGGCCTTCGCGGCCTTCGCTGCGAGCGACGCAGCGCCCTCGGTGCGCAGCGGGTCCTCCTTGATCCACGCGGCGATCTGCCCGATGAGGATCGGGATCGCGGAGAACAGGAGCGGCTCGGCCGGGCCAGCCCACGCGAGATCGGCCGGCGTGACGCTGTTGAGCCACCCGATGCCGAGCGTCGCGAGGGCGCCCCAGATCAGGCCCGCCTTGACCTTGGGCGATACGCGGCCGACGAACGAGGTGATCTTCGAGATGAAGCTGTTCACTGCTGAGTCCCTTCTTTGATGAGTTGGGCCTTCCAGCCCGAGGCGAACGAGAGCTCGGCGAGATCGCCGGGCGTCACGTTCTGGGGTAGGCGGCCGTCGTCGAACGCATGGAACTCGACGGACTGCCAGACGACGTCGACCAGCTGCGAGCAGAACAGCCGGTCCGGCCGCGCCAGGCGGCGCTCGAGGACTGGCAGCTGGAGCCCGAACTGGGCGAGGCCGAGCGCGGCGACGTCGAGCCACCCGTAAGGGGTGCCGACGAGGTCGCCCGCGAGCGCGGGCACCTTGGCCCGCTGCGCGTCGGTCAGGGGCACGGAGACGACCACATCGCCCCGTTGGACCCTCCCGCGGAACGCTCCCGGCGGGTTCGCCTCGACCGTGGAGCCGTCCGCGTCGGTGATAAGGCGGACGTGGCAGTACCGCGAGCGCGTGGCGAAGCAGATGTCATGGCCAACCCACCCGTCTGGGTGGCAGAGGGCGATGTCACCCGGCAGCATCCGCCCTCGCCTTCATCTGCTGGAGGGCGTGGTCGTGCTCGATGTCCAGCACGGTGCGGGCCCGGGTACACAGCTGAGGGCCGTGGTGGACCGTGAGCTCGTTGTCCTGCAGCGTCTCGCCCGACGTTGACCAGTTGGTCGAGCCGGTGACGAGCCACTCGCCGTCGACGATGGCCATCTTGCGGTGCATGATGGCGCCCTTCTCGCTGGTGCCGATCGCGATCGAGTTGCCCATGTCCTCGTTGCGGAACTTCGCCAGCAGCGCCTTCTCGTGCACGCCGCCGGCCTGCGACCGGTCGAGGGTGATCTGGACATGCATGCGCGGGTTCACGAGGTGCTCGCGCAGGATCTCGGCCAGCTCGTCGTCGTCGAACCCGTACACGGCGACGACCACCGAATGCCGGGCCGACTTGAGCAGGTCCGCGAGCGCGCCGTGGACGTCGTCGATGGGCGAGTAGAGGACCCGCGCCGGGGCGGTTACGAACTGCGCGAGGTCCATCAGGAGGCCGGGGCAGCCGGGGCCGCGGGGTCTTTGGAGATGCTGACGGTGTAGCTGCCGAACGAGGCCTTCACGGCATCCTCGACGGTCTGCTTGAGCGCCTCGGGGTCGACGTTCGCGCCCTTGGCCGCGACCGCGGTGAGGGCGTCGATCTTGGCGCTGAGGGCCGCGACCTGGGGCGCGAGGATCTCTTTCTGGATGCGGTCCTCCAGCGAGCCGAGGATCGTCTCGGCGTACTCCGGGTGGCCGAGGCGGCGGTTCTGGACCCATGAGCCCTTGCCCTGCCAGACCTTGGCGGCGATCGCCTCTTGGATTCCCTCGTCCATCAGGACGTTCTTGAGGTCGTCGATGGTTGCCATGATGTCTTCCTCCTGAGGTGCGATGGGGGTGATGCCTGATGCTGCGAGGGCCACGCCGCTCCAGACGCCGGAGCAGTAGTTGCGCGGGTCGACACGGCCGTAAGTCCACTGGTCGAGGACATAGCCGGGCGGAAGGGCCTCGAAGTGGAGGTGCGGGCCGGTGGAAGCCCCGGTGTTGCCGGAGTAGCCGATGACTTGTCCTTGGCTGACGCGCTCGCCCTGGGCGACGGAGACGCTGGAGAGGTGGCCGTAGGTGAAGTCCGGCTCGGAGTCGCCGCAGTTGAGGATGATGCAGATCGAGCCCATCATCCACAGCGGGTTGTCGTTCGGAGTCCAGTCGGCCTGTCCCGCGAAATCGATCACTCCGTCGCCCACGGCGAGGACCGGTGTGCCGATCGGGGTGGCGAAGTCCCGCCCGGTGTGCCCGCCGGGCGGGTTGACGACAGTGCCGTCAGGCAGGGTTGCGTTCGGGTTCGCCCCGAACTCCTGCGTCACCTCGTAGACGCTCGGATCAACAGGCCAGATGTAGCCCATCACTGTCCCCCGTTCACGTTGATGGTTGTGGTCACTGGTGTCGGGCACTGGGCGAGGTGGTCGTCGACCTTCTTCTCGATCCGGTTCGTCTGGTCCCGGAGCGAGCCGCCGCCGTTCGGGTGCAGCTCGTGCTCGATCGTGGAGAGCCGGGCGATGACGCCGGGCTGGGCCGGGACCCCGGGGCGGGCTTCCTCGCCGAGCATGTCGTCGATGAAGTGGCTCACCTTGCGGATGAAGGGGATCCCCTTCTTGACGAAGACGCCGATGGTGCCGAGGCCTGCGATGACGCCGACGATGGCGCTGATCGTCTGCCAGTCCACGCTCACGCGATCCTCCACGTGGCGAGGATGGGGATGACGAAGTCCGTGCTCCGTGCGATGCCGCCGCCCATCCAGTTGAGGTTCAGGGCGCCTGCCGTGGTCACCTGCCCGCGGTAGCTCGTGCCGATGTTGCCCGTCGAGTTGGCCTGGGAGGTGGACGAGAAGGCCACCTCGGTCACCGGGTAGTAGCCCGAGGGGATCGTGGCGACGTTGTTTCCGTTCGATCCGTTTGTCCACGTGACGTTCCCCGTGACCGTGATGATTCGGCCGCCGCCGGAGACCTGCAGGGTCAGCGGTCCATAGCCGCCCGGCGGTGCACTGAAATTGGCGGTGTTGAGGGTCACCGTCTGGGAGCTGTCCCCCCACCATGTGGTCCCGTCGCAGCGTTCGATCGGGCACCCCGGAAGATCCGTGCGGCACACGAGCAGGCCGTTCTTCTTCGTCAGGGCGTCGCGCTCGGCCTGCGACGCGACCGGGATGACGACGTTCGCGCTGTCGGCGAGCGCGGCGAGGTCGTTGACGAAGTTCGGGAACGAGTCGCCGTTGATGGGGGTCTGGATCTTGTTCGCGCGGATCTGCGGCATCAGCGGCTCCAATCGATGTAGACGGTGCCCGATTGGGCGTTGACGGCGATCCCGGCGAATCCGAGGTAGGAACCGCCGGTGATGGCGATCCCTCCGCCGTTTACGAGGTCCGTCGCTTGGGCGGCGGTGAGGGTGTACGTCGTGAGGCCCTGCCACGGCTGGGCCGTGACGACGGTCGGACCGTTGACGAGCGAGACGTTCCCGCCCGGACGGTTCGGGCTCGAATGGGTGTAGAGGTTCACGGACAGTGCGTTGTTGTAGGAGCCGACCTGCAGCCGCGGGCCGACGACGACCCGGCCGCCGAGGATGGTCCGGCCTTGGATCTGGCCCGGTGCGCCGGCGTAGAACCACGCTCCGGTCAGCGGCCCGCTCCCGTAGTCGCCCTGGAAGACGCCCGAGGGCTGCGAGTAGGTGTCCCACGAGCCCCAGCCGCCCGGCCCCCACCACGTGCTGGAGTCCGACGCAGCGAAGGGCGACGTCCCCGTGCTCGGGCCGGTCGAGGGCGGCGCTACGGTCGTAACGACTGTCGGCGCGGCGGGCGTCGGATTCGTCTTGGAAACGTAGACGGCGCCGCCGAGGAAGAGCATCTCGACGTTGTCGCCCACGGTCGGGCTATAGCCGGACATCGCGTAGGCGGTGTAGGTGGTGCCGTCCGCGCCCGTGACCGTGATCGTCTGGGAGCCCACCGGGACCGTCGCGACCGTGCCCGTTGCCGGGTGGAGCGTGTCCGAGAGCCGACAGACGACGATGGCCTCCTTCTGGTCCATCAGCCACGCCACAAGGACGTTATCGCCCGCCACGACCGCCACGGACTCCGCCGCGCTCACCGGGATGACGCTGCCGTTCACGCTCACCGAGTACGACGTGGCGCCCTGCTGCTTGACCACCGTCCCGCGCAGGAAGCGGGTCTGGTCGCCGCCCGAGGCGAGGGCCTGGAGCGTGTCGAGGTTACCCACGAGGCACCCCAGAGAAGGCCGACGCGACATCGGAGTAGCTGGCGTCGACGCCGAGCGTCATCGGGTCCACCGTCGCGTCCTTCCCGCTGAGGTCGATCGTGCGGACCCTCGCCGGGAAGCTGACCGTCGTAGCCGGCGTCGTCGTCGGGACCTGCACGGTGATCCAGTCGCCCTGCTGGAGCCCCGGATGCGGCAGGCACGTCACAGAGAGCGCCACCGTCAGACCGCGCAGCTGCGTGTCCCGCATCGACGCGGCGTACGCGTCGGCCTGGGCCTGCGTGGTGATCAGCTGCGAGCTGACGAACACCGGGTACGTACCGTGGGGTCCGCCGACGCGCAGCGGTCCGCCCGTGATCTGGGCGATGCCCCGTATTGGCGTCTGTCCCGAGGCCGTCCCATCGGCGACGAAGATGTTGTACTTGCCCTCGAGGTCCATCGAGCGGTCCACGTCGATCAGGAAGCCCTCGGGGCCCGGGGCGAGCGTCCAGACCGAGGACGAGTAGGCGATCGGGTAGATCTCCAGCTGGCCCGTGCCCGTCGTGCGGTAGTCGCAGCCGATCCGCTTGCAGAGGTCCTGCACCGCGTTGAGCCGGTCATCCGGGTAGACGAGGTTCGCCGGGACCGAGGCGTCGACGACGCCCGCGGCCACCGTGACAGGCATGATGTCCGTGAGCAGCCGCTTGACCTCGCTCACGACCGTGGGCGAGCCGGCAGCCGGACCGGCGGGGGCGAGGAACTTGCTTATCGCGATGTTGCGCGGCAGCGTCTCGGCCTTGACCTTGATGCTCGCCCCGCCCGAGGCGAACTTGAGGGACTGGCCGCTGGGGATCGTCGAGTCGACGTTCTTCACGCCCTGGTTCGTCACGAGGTACGAACGCCAGCGCTCCTTGGGCACCGGCTTGGAGATCCGGAACTTGTCGTACGGGATCGAGCTCGCCCCGCCCACGTTGTAGAAGACCTGCAGCTGCGACCCGCCCACACCGAGCGGGTCTTCGAACAGCCATGGGGCCTTCGTGCCGTCCGGATCCTCGACCTCGATGTCCAAGGTCTGGATCTGCCTGGTCGTGTCGTAGGAGAGCTTCCACGAGCCCACCGCCAGCGGATCCGGGTACGCGAGGCGGCCGTCGTACCAGCACCAGACCGTGATCGTGTCCCCGGGGCGGGAGCCAGCGAGCGCATTGGTCGTGTTCGTATCGAGGGTGCGCAACGGTGGCCCCCTCTCAGATGTAGGCGTTCGCGGTTCCGGTGAACGAGGGGTTGTCGGCGCCGCTGACTGTGATCGAGACCCGGAAGTACGGGCCCTTGACGTCGAATTGCTTGGCGACGGTGGCGGGAGCTGTGGCGAGCGGGTCGAAGGCGTCCTTCGGTTCCGCGCTCGCCCACGTCCCGCCGTCCATCGACCACTGCACCTCGAGGACGAGGGACGGGGCGGTCCCGGTGACGGCGGTGAGGTCGAGGATGATGTCGACCGTCTCCGCGTCTCCGGGAACCGGGATTCCCGCCGAGGTTGTCGGGGTCGAGCCGAACACGACCGTCCCCGCGAAGATTCCCTTGGTCGCTGGCAATGCCCCTCCTACGGGTTGCTTGATCACGGCGATTTGATGACGTCGAGGTAGAGCTGGCCGGGGTGCGCCGCCACGAAGGCCGCATAGGTGGCGTAGTTGCCCGAGACCGTCCCGTACGTGGTGGTCGGGACGGCCGCGTTGGCCGCCGGCGGCGCGACGATGTCGCCCTTGATCTTCCAGGCGACCATCGAGCCGCCCATCTTCTCGTTCACCGACTGCTCGAGCACCGAGGGTGCCGCGAGGTAGCAGAGCCCGGGGATGCCGGACGCCCACCCTGAGACGGGACGCAGCAGCAGCACACCGGCCTGCTTGATCAGGGACCGGAGGGCCGTCGTCTGCGTGCCGGCCAACGTCGTCGCGTTCAGGTCGATCCCGTTCGCGGCCTGCCGCTGCCCGACCAGCGCGACAGGCTCATCGGTGCCCATCACGATGAGCTCCGACACCTCGGACTTGTACTCGAACTGCCCGAATGCGTCGAAGTCCAGCCCGGGCTCCCCGTTCGGCCCGACGTCCCCGTAGACCGGGACCGCCGAGGACGGCGCGAGCGGATCCGAGAGCCAGCCGGAGACCGAGCTCGTGATCGTCGTCGTCGCCGTCGTCACAGTCACGCCCGCGCAGACCCCCGAGAGGATCTCGAGGTCGTACGAGATCGAGCGGTTCAGCGGCGCCTCATAGTCGGTCACGAAATCGGAACCGACCACCGAGCGCCTGCGAGCGCCGCGCACCGGCCGCCGCTTGCCGTCCACCGTGCGCCAGACGTTCACGACGTCGGTCGCCGGATCGAGGTCGCTGAACGTCACGACCACATTCGGGCTCGGCGTCGACCCCTGCGCGAGGCTGATCACCGGCTGATACTGCGTCGCCGTCGAGGTCGACGCGTTCGCCGTCGAGGACCAGGCGTAGACCACGCCCGCGGCGGATACGAACGTCCCGTCGAAGTATGTGAACGGGGTCGTCAGGGCAAGCGACGTCGACTCCTGCGCGGTTCCGGACCACCCGTAGAGCGTGGTTGCCGTGGCCGTCGTGGAACCGTCGAAGTAGGCTCCTAGCGTGCTGGCCTGTTCGATTAGAACTGCATCGACGTCGAGCGTCTCGCCGGCACCCCACAGGTTCGAATCGCCATTCAGCGGGCGAATTCTGACCTGCGTCGCTCCAGTGTTGGACGAGGGGATCGTCCACGTGGCGCTGATCCGAGTCCAGGTGTTGGCGGGGATCGTGACGTAGGTGCCGAACTGCTCCACCTGTGTAGGCGTGGTGACGACGAGGTCGAACGCGATCTGTCGCGCAACGCTCACCCGGACGTAGGCCGAGAAGGTGTACGTCTGCCCTGCCGTGAGCGTTCCTACGGGGGCATTTACCCAGCCGGGATTTGTCATTGACGAGTAGGCGGTCCCCACAGTCGCGCGGTAGAAGTTGCTCCCGACGTATCCGCCGGACGTGTTCAGCGCGCCGCCGAGGGTTCCAACGCTTCCAGAGGTCACGGACCAGCCGGTGGCGTCCGTCTCGAGCGAAGGGTTCGTGCACATGTTTGTACGCGCGACCGGCGGCGCTTCGACGAGGACGGCGTCGCCGTCGAAGGTGTTGCCGTTGGCCCAGTTCACGCCGCCCGTGGTCGCCGCGACCGTGATGACCGCCTGAGTGACGCCGGCCCCGGAGGTGCCAACGATGCCGATCTGGGTCCACGTGTTGGCCGTCAGTGCGACGTTCGAGCTCGTGACGGTGTTCACCGTGGCCGGGACGTTGGTCTGGAACGCGACGCTGAGGTTCACCGCCTGCGCGACGCTCGAGCGAACCCAGATCTGGATCGCGTACGTGGTGGAGGCCGAGAGGCCCGTGCACGTGTACGAGATACCACCCGAGACCGCCGTCGTCGCCACAGTCCACGCGACCCTGTTGAACGTCGACCCGAACGCGCCTCCGCTGGACTGGTTTGAGAGCGCCGCGGTGCCGCCGGTGCCCGCGACGGCCGCCCATCCGGTGGTGGAGGCCGCCGCGGGGTTCGTGGCGCGGTTCGTGCGAACAGTGACGGTCATCGCGACATCCTCGTTCCCGCTCTCCAGTCGGCCGCGTCGATGGCCTGGCCTGCGTAGGCGACCATGTACGGCTCGATCTGGTCGTTGCCGATGTGGACATGCACCACGGGCGCGGCCGCGGCGACGGCGAGGTTCGCCGAGGCCGAGAAGCCTCCGCCGCCGAACGGGTCCACGACCTTGCCCGTCAGCCCGTCCATGGCCCCGCCGACCGCGTCGTGCATCGATGTGATGCCGTTGACGAGGCCCTCGCCGATGTTCACGCCGAAGCCGTGGAACAGCTTCGACGGGGAGGCGATGCCGAGTGCCGCTTTGAACGGGCCGACGATCCAGCCGGGGATGAGGCCAAGGAAGAAGTTCCCGATCGTTCCCGCGAGCGAGGCGATGCCGTCCATCAGGCCCTGGACGATGTTCTTGCCGATGTCGAACAGCCACGACGCCGCCCCGGACAGGGCGCCCATGATCTTGCCGCCGAGCCCGGTGAAGAATCCGACGACGTTGCCGATCATGTTCGAGACGCCGTCGACGATGCCGTTCCAGACGCCGCCGATGAACCCAGCGATCTGCCCGAAGATGCTCGACACGAAGCCCCAGACCTGGTTGAACCCGGCCGAGATGACGCTCCAGACGAAGTTCACCGCTCCGGAGATCGCGGCGACGATCCCGTTCCAGACCCCGGAGATGAAGCCCCAGACGGCCGTGAAGATCGCCGAGATCACGTTCCAGACCGCCGTGACCGCCGCCGTCACAGCCCCGACGATGGCGTTCCAGACAGAGACGATGACGTTCCACACCGCCGTGAAGATCGAGGAGACGACATTCCAGACCGCCGTGACCGCCCCCATGACAGCGCCCACGATGGTGTTCCAGACCGCGACGATGAAGTTCCAGATCCCCGTGAAGATCGACACGACGGTGTTCCAGATCGCTGTGAGCTGGGCACCGTGCGTCTGCCAGAACGCGATGAGGATGTTCCTCACAAGGTTCGAGACCCACGTCCACGCGTTCACGATCGGGGTCACGATCGCCATCACGATCGAGGAGACGAACGAGACGATCGCGTTGAACACCGTGCTGATCGTGTTCGCGATCCAGTTGAGCGCCGTCCGGACCGCGGTCACGTACAGGTTGAACCCGGTCGAGATGACGCTCCCGATCCAGTTCACAGCGGTCGAGATCGCGTTGACGATGTTGTTCCACGCGTCGGTGACGAACCCAACGAAGCCACCAAAGACGCCCGAGACGAAGGTGACGACGTTTCCGATCACCTCGCCGACGAACTTGAATACGGCGTTGACCCCGTCCTTGAACCACCCGATGTTGTTGTAGGCCAACACGATCCCGGCGATAAGGGCTCCGATCGCCAGGACGATGAGCATGATCGGGTTCGCGCTCATCACCACGTTGAGGACGCCCTGGACGACCGCCCACGCCTTGGTGACCGCCTGCACTGCTTCCACTGTCAGCTGATACAGCTTGAAACCAGCGACGACCGCGGCAATTCCGATCGCGATCTGGGGCAGTGCCGGCTGTAGCCACTGCAGGACTGCGAGCAGGCCCTGAACTGCGCCCAGCAGCCCGCCGGTCAATACACCGACGAGCGGGAAGAGTGCGCTCCCGAGCTGCTGGAACGCCGCGATCAGTGTCTGACCAAGGATCTGAGCGATCTCGCTGAGCGGCTGCACGAGCGGAAGAAGCCCTTGACCCAACGCCAGGAATGCATCGCCAAGCCCCCCGGACAGGACGTTCTGCAGGTTCTGGGCAATCGGGATCAGCTGGGCGATCACGGGCAGCAGAGCCGCGCCCATCGCGGATGCCAGCTGCAGCAGTGGCCCGATCATCGTCACGATCGGGGAGATCAGGTTCAGTAACGGGTCGATGAGCGGGATCACCGCAGGGACGAGCTGCGTGAAGATTCCCACGAGCTGTTGGAAGATCGGCACGAGCTGGCCGCCGATGTCCGTGATGATCGGAGCGAAGGCCTGCACGAGATGTGCGATCACCGGCAGCAGTGGCATCAGCGCGCTCAGCAGCTGCGCGAACACCGGCATGAGCGCGTTAATGACCGGGGTCAGCCCCACCAGCAGCGCAGCGACGAGGTTGTCCACGAACTTCGCCAGCGTGGCCATGGCCTGCGAGGCCGGGCCCGCAATGTTCGCCAGGAACGCCCCGAGTGGGCCGAGCAGCCCCGAGACCATGCCAAGCAGGCTCCCGAGACTCGCCGCACCGCCGGCCGCGCCAGCGGAGATCTGCTGGAAAAACTGCCCTATCCCCGAGCCGATCCCCGCCAGACCGCCCGCGAGCGCGTTCATCGGCCCCTCCGCGACACTGAGGGCGGTATTCAGACCGGGCAAGACGTTCTGCACGAGCCCGAGGAGGCCCTGCGCGAATGTGGAGACCAGGGGCGCGGCGGCCGAGAACGCGTCGTGAAGGGCCGGACCCATACCCTTGAGGGAGTCGGCCGCGTCGGAGGCGATGCTGCCGAACATGTTCACCATCGGCGCGGCGGCGTCGAGCATAGTGGACTGGATCGACTTGCCCGCGTCCGCGAAGGTCTGCTTCAGCTGCGCGTTCGTGGCGACGGCGGTCGAAACCATCATCGCCCCGGCCCCGGCGAACAGCAGCGGGACCGCCGCGATGCCGGCTCCCGCGACTGCGGGGAGGGCGGCAGCGGCGGAGCTGAACAGGCCGACCCCGCCGGCCATCTTCAGCATGTGGCCGGAGATGGAGGGCTGCACACCGCCCACGATCGTGTTGATCGTGTTGAAGCTGTTCGTGATGTCCCTGGCCGAGATACTCACGCCGTCCGCTGCGTCCTTGGCGGACTTCTCGACCTTCTTCGAGCCCTCCTCGGTCAGGCGCGAGGCGTCGGCGACGGCCCGGGCGAGGGCGTCCTCGGCCCGGACCGCCGCCTGCCTCGCGCTGAGGACCGCGTTCTCCGCCGCGAGCTTCTGCTTGGACGTCGCCTCGGCGTTCTTATTCACCTCGGCGAGCGCCTGCTCGGCGAGCGCGACGCGCCGGGTGGCTACCTCGAGCACGTCGCGCTGGGAGGCGACCTTCTTCGTGGCCGCCTCGACCGAGGACATGCTCGTATTCATCCCGGCCGAGGCTGCACGGGTCTTTGCGTCCATCTCCGCGGCCTTGGCAGAGATCCCGTCGAAGGCCTTGGATACGCCCTCGTCGCGGCCGAAGATGTTGAACAGGAGCGATGCGTCAGACACGGGTCACCTCACCTCACCAGGGGAACTTCGCGGGCTCGTCCCGGATCGCCTTGGCAGCGTCGAGGTACATGAGCCAGTGGACGTACTGCATCTGCCAGACGTTGATGTGGTTCACGCCCGGGAAGTGGTGGGAGATGAGGACGAGGTTGTCGTCTATCGACTCTTGGACGTCTTCGACGTGCCTCTTGATGTCGATGCGCGACGCGGCGCGGCGCCCTGAGCGGAACCCGTCAGGGCTTGGGGAGGGTCCGCGACCTCAGCACCTTCCTCATCCACGACCCTGAGCTCGGTGAGCGGGATGCTCGTGGACTCCTCGAGCGTGAGCCGCTCGCCCGCGTGCCGGCGGGCAAGCCAGATCATCGCGAGGAACGTCTGGAACAGCTCGACGTCCTCGAGCATCGCCATCGGGTCCAGGCCCTTCATCCGCTCGGCGGCCTTGAGCATGGACTGCATGCCGATGCCGTACTTGGACTTGAGCTCGAAGAGGGTGTAGAGGTCGGCGCGGGCCATGCCCGCTTCGAGGTCGTACTGCTTGCCGTCGACTTCGAGTTTCACAGTTTGCTCAATTCATCAGCCGTGTCCTGCATGGCCCGCACGACAGCGTCCGTGATCGCGTTCTTCTTGGATTCAATCGGGCCGTAGAACCAGCGGATGCCATGCTGGGCGGCCGTGTTCCGCTTCCCGAAGACGGGATGCCGGAAGGTTTCGAGGTTGTACACGCGGTTCATCCCGTGCGCCCTCTGCGACGGGGTGAGGAACAGCGCCGAGGACGAGATCCGGACGCCGGCGCGGTTGCCGGAGGAGTTGATGCTGACGCTCACACCGCGGGCGATGTTCTGCCGCAGACCGGTGTGGCTGCGGTTCCCGCCGAGCCTCTGCGCGCGGCCGCCGAGCCGCGCGAGTGTGCCGCGCTGGTCGGCCTTGGGCGGGAGCTCGCCCAAGACCTTGTCGCGCGCGGCCTGAGCGGCCGGCTCGGCTGCCAATCGGATGCCCTCCGCGAGCTTCTTCTTGAGAGTCGGGCCAGCCGCCTTCGCCATCGCAAGGAGCCGAACCATCGACTCCCTCGACGGCTCGACCTTGTAATCGGCCACTACACCGCTGTGTCGAGCGTGCGCAGTATCACGGTGACCGGCGAAGCACCCGAGCCGTTGTCGAGGACGTCGAAATCGATCGACTGCTTCACCACGCCCTGGGTGGCGTTCGGCAGGTCGCCGTTCGTGCGGATCGCCGGGATGTAGATCTGCAGCGTGTTGAAGATGCTCGTGGCGATCGACGTCGCAGAGGTGAAGGTCAGGACCACGCCGAGGGTGGTCTGGTTCAGGTACGCATCGCGCATCGTGGTGGAGTCGAACTCCGCGGTCATCTTCCCGCCGATGTTCGCCAGCCCGAGGACCGGGCGCCGGGACTGCTTGCCCCCGCCGCCGTACGTGAAACCCTTCGTGTCGAGCTTGTTGTCGATCGAGAGCGAGAAGTCCGTAATGTCAGCCACCGACGTCCCGCCCGTGGCGAGCGTCGTCGACGTCGGCGCGGTGACCGAGCCGCCGACCGTGATCGCGCCCTCGGAGAAGTAGAACACCTCGTTGTTCGCCGCGAAGCTCGGGGCCGTGTAGGCGGTCGTGGTGTCGACCTGCTTGGCATTCCAGGACGTCTTGAGCTTCACGACCTCGCCCTGAGCCGAGGTCAGCTCGCCCTTCGTGCACACCGCGCCCGCGAAGGTGTGCGGCTGTGCCGCTCCGCCGCCGAGCAGAGGGATGCCCTTCTGGATGGTGTACGAAGGCACGGGGTCCGTGCCCGCGATCGTGAAGTTCTGCTGGTAGGCAGGCGCGGTGAGTGCGGACGAGGCCGAGGCGCCGAGGAGTGCCTCGAAGAAGATCCCGCAGCCCTTCGCCGCGACCTCGAGCTCGATGTCGCCCTCGGCCCACTGGGTGCCGATGACGCGGCGCTCAAGGCGAGGGACGCGGGAGCCTGTGCGGAAGCCCTGACCCTGCTTGATGTCGAACTTGTACTCGAGCGACTCTGTGAGGAACTCAGGGAAGTGGGTCGGCGTGGTGACCGTCCCGTAGGTGGCCTCCTTGACGAGGCCAATGCTTGCGTCGAGCTGTGTGGTCACTTGTCAGCCTCCCCGTTCTCGTCGGACGCCGGCGCTCCGCCGTCCGTCTCCCATTCGTGGCCCTCGTGGGCCGTCTGCTCTGCCGGAGGCGCGGGTGCGGCCTCCACCTCGGGCTCTTCCTCTTCATCCGGCTCCGGGGACGTGAGTGCCTTCAGGAAGGCCTGCGCGTCAGCGTCGGCGGGCGCGTAGTGGAACGGCTGGACAAGGAGGAGCCGCGCGTGCTCCTCGTCGACCTCGAGTACCTCGTCGCGCTCGACGATGCGGCGCAGGAGCGGGACGTCGAGCTCCCCGAACGGGGAGACATTCTTGATGTTGATGCGCCCCACAGGGCCCTCCTAATTCGATGTGCCAGTTCTTTTACTGGGGTGCCGAGGTCCCGGTGACCCGGGCTTCCGCCTTGAAAGTGGCGGTTATCTCGATGACGCGGCCCTGCTCGAGCATCTGGGGGTCGGTCGCGCCGTCTGACTGGTGCTGCTCGAGGAAGCACCACAACACGGCCGGGTTCCCGGCGGCATCGCTGAGCGTCGTGTTCGTGACGCGGGCGTAGTACTCGATCGCCCGGAGGATCTTGTAGGCCCGCTGAGCGCAGACCAGCTCCATCTCCTCCGCGCCGCCGCGCCAGCACGAGATGACGACCTCGAGCGTCAGGGTCTCGTGGCGGGAGCGCTGCGGGCCGATCGTCGCGTCGACGTGGCTCGACTGCACGCCGCGGAACGCGACGATGTCGTTCGAGCTCATCGCGAAGTTCCCGGGCTGGCCGTACGTGACCGCAACCTCGGAGAAGTCCGCCGAGGCCGCGAATGACTGCTGGACGCCGGTGAAGAAGTTCAGCTTGAACTCGTCCGCGGCCGTCGCGGTGGGGTACGTCACGCGAAGCCTCCCGTGATGCGCGAGCTGGCGCCGCAGAGCTCGATGACGCGGCGCGGGACGGCGAATCCGGAGGGCGTGAACACCTCGACCGTCTGCGGGAGGTTCCCGTTCGTCGGGCGCGTGCCCTGCTTGCCGATCTGCCACTGGTGCCGCACGAGCTCGCGCGTGGCCAGGATGAGGTTTGCCGGGATCACCTGATAGCCGCCCATGTAGGTGACGACGACGCCGCGGACGCTCGGCATGAAGCGCCTCGGCGCCCAGTTCGTGCCCGCCGTCAGCGTGTTCGAGGTCTCATCCCACACGTAGTAGCCGGACGGCACCGGGTAGCCGTTCTCCGTGACCGAGACGATGCTCTGTACCGCCCCCGGGAGGACGACGCCGGGCTTGCCGCCGTCGCCCTTGAAGACGTGCTGGCCGTAGACCACCGGGCCGACGATGTCCTCGATGACCGGCGTCGCAGACACGACGTAGAGCCTCAGGTCGGACTCGTTCGCGGCGTTGTAGCCCTGCGAGGGCCACCCGAGAGCGTCCTTGGCGTCCTGCAGGCTGATGATCGCCCGGGCATCGGTGGGCCAGACGTCGGCGACGTCCTGGTACGCGCCTCCCGTCGCGGCGAACCGGACGAGGTGCCTGCCCGCCATCGTCGGGGTGAAGGTCGCCTGATTGCCCGAGACGGTGACGGTCCCGCCGAAAGCGGTCCCGTCCGGCTGCGTGACGGCCGCTGTGACGGTCCCGGTCTGCGTGCCCGGCCATGTGACCGTTACGGCCGCGCCGAGGTCCACAGCGGCCATCGGCTACGCCTCCGCCTTCTCTGCGGGAGCGCCCTCGGCGGCAGCCGTCGACAGCGAGCCCTTGCCGGAGCGACCCTTCGGGGCCTCGTCCTGCTGGACCTCTCCGTCGCCTGCGGCCTGCGAGCGCAGCCATGCCGCCGTGCTGGTGTCGCCGACAGCGTCGATTCGCTTGGCGATGTTCTCCCAGGACTCTCCGGCTTCGTGGAGGGCGCGGTAGTTGTCCTTGAGTTCGTCGTCCATGGTGGTTCCCTTCTCTCAGTCGGGTCCCGTCGGTGAGAGGTGGGGTCCGCTCCCCGCCGCGGGGACCATCGCGGCGGGGAGCGGGTCCTATCAGAAGGTCGGGGCGATGAGGCCCTGACCGGCGGTGGCGTCGAGGCCGCCGATCTTCGACACGGCCTGCGGGTAGCGGCCCGCGGTGAAGGCGATGTAGCCGTAGACCACGAGCTTCGTGGTCAGCGAGCCGCCCGTGGTCTGCTCGAAGGAGAGCTCGCGCGGCATGCCGTCGCCGTCCTCCCAGAGCAGGAGCTCGTCGGCGTCGACCGAGAGGACGACGTCCTCGGAGTTCGTGCCGACGGTCGTCGGGATGTTGCGGTCCAGCAGGACTGGCAGGCCCGAGCTGTGCACGCCCACGAACGGGGAGGTCGAGGATGCGAAGTCCTCGGAGCCGCCCTGGGCTCCGACCGCGATCGGGTTCTGAGCCACCGAAGTGTTGGCCTGGACGATCGGGCGGTTCGACGAGTCGACGAGGCCGGTCAGCCAGCCCCAGCGGCGCGGGTGCATCACGAGGAATTCCGGCGCGAGGCTGTCGCCGGCGCTGTAGACGTTCGTGTTGGCGCCCGCGACCTTCAGGTTGAAGTTCACGGCCGTCGCCGCCGCGCCGAACGCAGTGGCCGCGCCGATGCCCGCCGTGTTCAGGATGCCGAGCGCCTGCCCGGAGGCGCCCGAGCCGTTGATGATCTGCAGGTCGAGCCTCGCGGCGTACCGCTTGACGAGGTCGAGGTAGATCAGCGAGTCGACCCCGGAGCCGCGCTCGAGCGACTGCCGGGAGACGTCCTGCTGGCCCGCGATCGTGACCACGTTGACGGTCAGGTTGGCCCACGCCTCGTCAGTCGAGGAGACGTTCGAGTTCTCCGTCGCCTGAACATCGGCCGACGCGGCAGTCGTGCCGCGCGGGATGGTGAACGACATGCCCTGCTCGGGGATCTGCAGGCGCTGGACGTTGTTCGCCAGCGGGCGGCCGTTCGCGAGCGCCGGGGCCGCGAGGTTGATGAGGTACTGCGGGACGACGAGGCCGGCGAAGGTGCCGGTGTTCGTGGCACGCTCGGTCATCTCCTGATGGACCTCGACCTCCTTCGCGTGGCGCATGATGCGCTCGGTCGCGCGGGCGTCGCCGCGGAGCGAGTGCTTGTACGCGTCGGAGAAGAACGACACGCCCTCGTTGACGTTGGAGCGCTGCGTGTAGGTGCGCGGCTCCTTCGTGTCCCCGGTGCGGATGACCGAGTCGTAGGAGCCGCGCGCGGCGGAGGGGGCGGTCTCAGCCGAGAGCCGGAGAGCAGCCTGGTCGCGCTCAAGCTCGGCCTCGTAGCCGCGGACGCGCTCGGAGAGCGTGTCGATCTCGGCGTCGAGGGAGTCGATGCTGGCGCGGACCTCTGCGATCCGGGCGTCATCCGGGGTGTCTGCGCCGCGGAGCTCGCGGAGCTGGTCGGATGCGGCGTTGCGGGCTGCGAGCTTGCCGGCGCGTTCTGCGCGGACACGTTCGATGAGCTGTTCGATGGTCATGGCTGACCTGTCCTTTCTGGGAACGATCGGTTTCCTGAAAGGCACTCAGAAGAGGTGTGAGGCCCGAGGCTCGTGGCGTGGGGCGTGAGTGACGTGTCTTCGTGCCGTGCCGCTCGTCTAGATCGAGCGGCGCTTTTCCCTCGGGTCTGGCTCGAGGTACTTCTTGGAGCGGGCCGAGAGCTCCTTCGCCGAGCTGCTGTCGGCGAGGCCCGAGCCCTTGGTTGCCGGGTTGGCACCGTAGGCGACGATCGAGACGTCACCACGGTGGATATCGACTGCGTTGATCCGGTACTCCGTGTAATCCGGGGACCATTGGCCGGAGTCGATACGGAACTTGAAGCTCATCTCGTCGATGAGGCCCGAGCGGAGCTTCGGCGCGATGTACGCCACGTCGGCGTCGTCCGGGTCGAGCTCAGCGCGGACGTTGAGCCCGTGGTCGTCCTCCCGCAGCTGGAGACTGCCGTTCGTGGTCCTTGCCATCCGGCGCAGGTCGTCGTGCTGAAGGACGAACGGGACGTCGAGGTCCGCACGGGCGAGAGTTGCGCCGAAGGCCCCCTGACTGACGAGCTCGTCGTAAGGGCCGAAGAAGTCATACATCTGGTACGGGGACTCGGTGACCGACGCGTAGCCCTCGAAAACCAGCGGCCCGGAGTCGCCCTGCGAGCGCTCTAGCCTGAGCCCCTGCAGGCGCACCGAGACGCGTGCGCCCGTGCCCGGCTCCGCGGTGGACCGGCGCTGCGATGGGCGACTGGACCGTGAAGTGCGCAACTCGGAGAGAGCCTGGCTGCGCGCCTCGGCTGCTTCACTGCGGTTCATCACGGTTCCACCTCTTCGTCGGTTGCGAGATCGGACCCATCCGGGGCCGGGCCTTCCTGCTTGATGGCGTCGGTCGTCTTCATGAAGAGCGACTTGAAGTCGGCCTTCTGTGCCTCGGTCAGCGGCGGCAGGTTGTAGTACTGAGCGCGGGCCTCGTCCGGGGTCAGGTTCCGCGCGAGGGCCCGAGTATTGATGACGGTCGCGAGGGTCTGCGGATCCATCCGGAGCAGGCTCTCGGTGTCCAGGGCCACCCGTCGTGGCTTCGGCGTGAGCCTCGTCAGCGCGGCCTCACGGCGGCGAACGGCCGGCCCGAGCTTCGTGATGAGGAACTGGAGATTCCGCTGCGTGATGTTCGCGTACGTGATCGAGGAGCCCTTGCTCGGCCCGTCGATCATGTCGGACGGGACTCCGAACCAGCGCGCGACCTCGACGATGCTGAACTCCATCGTCGTCAGGAACTCAGCCTCGGCCGCCTTCGCCGAGACCATCTGGTAGTCCCAGTCCTTGCCCGAGACGAACACCTCGCCGCTGGCCAGCGTCGCCTGGAACTGCTTCTTGATCGCGGTCGCCTCGCCCTGCTGGAGCGTCCGGTCCTTGTTCTTCAGGATCGCCGAGGGCACTGCGCCGTTGCCGAACCAGTCGAGCGCGAACTGCTGGGCCGATAGGCTCGCCCCGATCCCGCGCGCTGCGTACGTGACAGGCGAGAGCCCCACGTGGATGCCGGGGACCGTGTACTGGCGCTCGTGCCAGACGTCCGCCGGGCTGTAGGTGTCCTTGCCGATCTTGTAGCTCTGGATGCGGCTGTTCCGGACGGAGACCGTGACGGTATCCGCCGCGACGAGGTCGATCTGCGAAGGGATCCCCATGGAGTCCCGCTCGGTCACGATCCCGAAGGCGTTTCCGGTGCTGTCGAGGTCCATCTGCGAGGAGTACAGCCACTCCGTCATGTCAATCGGCTGCCCCGGCGCATGCTCCGAGGGCTCCTGGAGGACCCCTGACGGGGGCACTGTGACCTCGAGGCCGTCCGGCATCTTCCGCCACACGATCAGCGGCATCGTCGAGATGAGGTCGGCGCGCAGCGTCTGAGCCGCCCAGACCGCCGAGTGCGTCAGGCTGGTGTCCTTCGTGACGTCCACGCTGCCCGCACGGCGGGGCATCCTCATCGGAAGCCCCTGCCAGATCGGGATCACCGCCGGGCCGGCGTCGCGCTTACGGAAGAGGCTCATCGCTTCCCCTTCCTGTCGACCAGCCACGAGAGGGCCAGCAGGCCTGCTCCCGACACTCCGAGCGCACCTGGGATGGTCCACTGCGCGACGAACAGCACGATCCCGGCCAGCAGGGAGAGGCAGCCGACGAGGTCGAGGACTGTGGACAGACGCACGTGGCCGCCTTTCAGTAGAAGCTCTGCAAGATGTCGTAATCGGCCTCACGGGTCTCGATCCACGCCCAGCGGGCGACGATGAGCGCGTACAGCGCCGTGATGTCCTGCATGGACTTGCCGCGGGAGAACACCCACGACTCGCCCGAGCGCAGCTTCGCGGCGCTCTTGCGCGCCTCGGTCACGTCGGTGTTCTCCATCGTCCGCAGCGCGCCTGCGAGCGCGTCGTCGTAGAACCCTGTGCACGCTGCCGCACGCTGCGCCGCTGGCATCTTCACGACCTCGAAACCGGCGTCCTCAAGGTCCGGGATGAGCGAGGCCGCTCCGCCGCCGGCATCGAGGGCCACCTTCCAGCCGCCATGCTTCTCGGCGAGCCGGGTGAGCTTGGAGACTGCCCACTCGGTGCCCTCCTCGCGGTGGACGAGCTCGACGAAGCAACGCGCCTCGGGGTCCGTGGCTTTCCCTGCTGCCCCGATCGAGGTCCAGTCACGCTCCAGCGCGACGTCGACCGTCCACAGCGGCGTCCCATCCCAGCAGTCCTCAGGGTCAGGCGCGTAGCAGGCTCGCCACGCCGCGTCGGGGATGACCGCCGGCGGCGCCTTCGGACTCGGCCACCACCCGAGATACGCGCGGCGCACCTCGGCGGGGTCCGGGTCGGTCTGGAGCTCGTTCATGACGAAGTCGAGGCTGATGGTGTGGCCGATCGCCGGATGGGCGCTGAGCGCCGTCTCCGGGTCGTCCGGGTCGGCGTCCTCAGCGGCACTGAACTCCCAGTACAGTGTCCGCGACTCGACGCCGGAGTCGACGAGCGCCCGGCCCATGTCCCGCTGCGCCATCAGGTACAGCGATTCGAGGTTCCCCGCGGCCGAGGTCACCCACCTCTGGGCGCCTGGGACAGTCGCCATCGTCGGGCCGATGCCGCCCTCGATCGTGTTGTCCCGGTGCGCGTACGCTTCGTCGAGGTGCGCCTCGTGGAGCGTGTCGCCGTGACCGGTCTTCTTCGAGACCGCGTCAATCGAGAGCTTCGCGCCGTTCACGTACCGCAGCGCTTCGGAGCCTGTCTTCCACCGCGGCCGGCCCATGAACTGCGCCAGGGGCGATTCCTTGGTCGGCAGGTAGAAGTTCTCCTCGAGGCGCTTGAGCGCCTTGTTCCGGTCCTGGGCTGTGTACAGGAGGCGGCCGTTCTTGGTCGTCAGCGCCCGGTGCGTCAGCTTCCCGCGCGACGTCGAGGTCTTCCCTCCCTGGCGCGGCAGGATCAGGATCACCTTCGTGTACCAGTAGAGGCCCGTCGTCGGGTCTATCTCGCAAGCCACTCCGAGGAAGTCCCGCTGCCAGGGCATCGGGGGGTTCCCGAAAGCCGACATGACCTTGCCCACCGCGGGACCGAGCGTCTTCCGGGACGGGGTCCGCGGAGTGCCCCAGCGCGGCGGCGGGTTGTGCCCGTCATTCATCTCCCGCATCGGACAGCGAGCGCAGGAACGCCTCCGCGCCATCTGCGGCGTTCACCGGCGCATTGACGCGACGGAGCCGATCGAAGACATTGAAAAGACGCGACTGCATTCCGCTAATCAATTCGAGACGCTGAATTCTGGGGATCTGGTCGAGCACCCGGGCGTCATATTTCGCCAGCACGATCAGAGCCTTCTCGAAAGGCGGGTCCGCGAGTTTCATCTCCGCGAGGTCGGCAGCAAGCGCAGCCTCGATCGGGCCGGGCGGCATTGACCAGTCAACATCGAGACGGCCGCCATCGTCCTGCGCGAGGTCGGCCTCGGGCAGGAGCCCGGCCAGTGCCTCCTGAGCATCCTTGCGCTTCTTCTCCGCCCTGTATGACGCGTTGTCGTCGCGCTTGAGCTTCCGGCAGCCTGTGCAGCGGCAGCCCTGTCGGTAGCCGCCCAGGCTCGGACCCTTCTTCGGGTTATGCCGAATTACGCCGTCCCACGCCATTTCCGCCTCCTGCCCTCGGGGAATTCCCTTGCAAAAAGGGCCCATCCAGAGAAATTCCGCATGAGATAAAAAATGGTTGACCGGCGGGGTCTTCCGCCTGGCCCGTTTCCTAAAAAAGTCGGCGCGTTTTCCGGCGTGGGCTGGGACCTCCCACCCCCGCCCCCATTGGCAGGGGCACGAATACACCCTCCGACCGGTCACCATCGCCTCGACGAGCGCGAGCGGCCAGCCTGCCGCGCCTCTGCTGCCCTGCCTGCCCGGCGTGCCGCCTCCTTGCGGCTGTTGCACGAGCGGTGCATGGGCTGCAGGTTGGCACGGTCGGTCGGGTGACCACCATCCGCGAGCGCGATGATGTGGTCCACTGTGCCTGACCACCTGCTCGACCTCGGCAGTGTGGTATCTATCTCTGCACCACACCACGCGCAGCACACACCGGGCACGAGGATCGAGCGCACGATCCGCTGCCATGGCCTGCCATTGCGGCCACGTTTGCGGTCGTACTCAGCCAGCATCCTTCTGCTCGAACGTCAGAAGGTAGTCGACGCCGTCCTTGAACTTCTCGGCCACCTCATCGAGGACCGTCATCTGGAGGTGGAACGCGGGCGTGTACTTGGCCCATGCGGCGTTCTCTGGGATGCGCTCACCGTTGGCGTCGTTGTATGGCGCGTAGAACGCGAGGCGGGTTTCGCCTGGCTGGTATTCGTTCTTCTCGCGGCTGGAGACTCGGGCGACAGCAGTGATCTTGCCAGACATGATTGGTCCCTTCATCAAAGTCGGATTGTGGGGCGGCGCGTCCTCGGTACCAGGACGCGCCGTCCCGGCGTCGCGGTCTCACCCAGCCACGACTCTGGGGCTCAGGCATGCGAAAGGCCCAGCCATCCGGCCGGGCCTCCGCTAGTGACACTGCGCCACCATCAATTCCGTAATGTACATCGGTCAAGCATCTTCGGGCGGCACGCCTGATTTTGCGCGGCGTGTCGCCCTACTGCTCACGCTCCCAATCGGTGCAGCGACGCGTCTGAACGTGGCTTCCGGCCGGCGCGAACACTTCCTCCGTGGTTTCGGCTTCGAGGCTGGCGACTATGAGGGACGCACGATGGGACGCGAGCCCGACATACGCATCGCGGGCGTCGGCGTTCACGTCGGCTGGATCAGTGATAAGCGCATCGCACTTCATGCACTTTGCGATCTTCCCATCGGGGCCGTCCCAGTAGTAGTCATCGTGTTCGCGGAGGATGGCCTCGAACATGTCCTTGAGTTCGCTGAACCCGCTCAATGTGGGCCGTCCTTCCTGTGTCGAGCTCGGCCGGTCGGCTCGGGCGGCACGCCGATTCTATCGAGCGGCAATGGGCTTACGGGAGCCGTGATGCCAGCGTTCAGCAGCACCATGGGTCCGCCGTACCGCGCGAAGCACTCGCGGCAGCAGGCGATGTGCGCAAGTCCCCATGCCGATATCCCGTCTGTCGCGGATGGATGCGCGACGCCGTCTTCGTCGACGTAGCTCACTTAGAGCACATCTTCCTCAATCGAGTTCAGGTGCTTGGCGAGAGCGCCCATGTCGATCAAGCACCCCTCGGCGACCGCCTCATACTCGGCAAATCCGAGCACTTCCGGGGCGTCATTCTTGACCTTGATGAGAACTGCTGTGTGATCGCGGCCGGTGTTCAGGACTGCGTACTTCATCATGGTGTGCTCCTGTTCCATTTGGCCGTCAGGTGACGGCGGACTGTCGTTTCCTTGTGGCCCTCGCACGAGGCGAGGACGTCGGAGAGCCGAAACAGGATCGGCCTGCTCCCCTGACGGGCCCACCCGCGAGCGCGGGCGGTCCGGTAGATGTGGCCTTTCGACCATCCGGTGAGGATGGCGACGCTGTCGGCGTCGATCCATGCCTCAGGTGCCAATTCGCCTCCTCTTGGCGATTTCGACCCATGTGTTCACGGGTGGTGGGAGTTTCTCGCTGGGGACGGTTAGCCAGGCGTGCCAGATGTCGGCGACGGCCTGTTCGGGCAGCGATGAGTTGGGGTGGCCGGTGATCCAGCCAAGGTGCCATCGTGCGAGTTCCCCGGCGATCGCGCCGACGTCCTGATTGCGGGTCGGGGTGAGGTCGGGGCGGTCTTCGAGGAGCTGCGAGGCGAGGCCGCGCACGGCGACTTCGATCTCAGCGACGATGTGCACGGTCCCGAGCTCGAGCGGGACGGCGGGGTCGACGGATTTCGATCCGACTTCGCCGACACCCTTGGACGGGTAGAGCATGTCCTGGAGCGCGGGCCACGAGCGTTCGATGCCTCGGAGCCCTTCGACGATGCGGTCGGTGCAGGACCCGCAGAGCCACGAGCTCGGGCCGGCCTTCACGAGGCGTTCGCCGTGGTCGACGACGCAGTACCCGGTGAAGCGGACGGCCTTGACCGCGAGCGCGTAGGGGACGAGTTTGACGTGCTCGTCGATGATGAGCGGGTATCGCTTGGCGTAGCGCCAGTTCCTGGGGAGCTTCATGCCTTCGGGGATGCGGACCTTCACCTCTTTCGCCTCCTCTGCCGGTTGGTCCTCCTGATGTTTTTGGGCGGTGGTGGGGAGGGCGGTGGATCGGCATTGCTTCCCTTCCCGTCCTGACCTGACCCGACCCGACCCGTCCCGTCCCGACGCGGCTTGATCCGGGAGACCTCTGATCTGCCGGGATCTGGCAGATCGCCCTGTACCCCGGCCGGTTCG